AGGGTGGTGGGAAGAACCAACCCTCATTTACCCTGTCAACTACACGGGGCAAAGAAATTACACTGGCACCTATACAGCAGGTAGGTTCGTAGCCGGTGGTGCAGGGGGACCTGGACCTGGACAAGGACCTGGACCAAGGTTCATCCCTGATACTTATGCAGGATTTTTCAGCGCACCAGGAGGCACCTTCGCTGGATCTAGAACCTTTGGCGGTAACTATGCTGGTTCTAGAACTGTGCCTGACAACTATGCTGGTAATTACTCAGGCAACTACCTCGGAACATATGAAGGATTCTTCGCTGGATCTAGAAACTTCGGCGGTAACTATGCTGGCCAGTACTCGGGCAACTACCTAGGAACATATACTGGATTCTTCTCTGGATCTAGAAACTATTCTGGTAACTATCTTGGCAATTTCAGCGGGAACTATGATGGAACATATTCACAGAACTTCTCTGGTTCTAGAAATTATTCTGGTAACTATCTAGGATTTTTCAGCGGAAACTATGATGGAGCATACTCGCGGAACTTCTCTGGTTCCAGAAACTATTCTGGCAATTATGATCAAGGATTTAGTGGTAACTATCTAGGAACATACTCGCAGAACTTCTCTGGATCTAGAGCATATTCTGGCAATTATGATCAAGGATTTAGTGGTAACTACGTCGGTACATACTCACAGACCTTCGCTGGTTCTAGAAACTATTCTGGTAACTATGAAGGATCTTATGGTGACGCTGGGTTTTATTCAGGTTCTAGAAATTATACTGGTAACTACGTAGGATTTTTCTCTGGTGTCGCACCATATGCTGGATCAAGACAATATTCTGGTAACTATCTAGGAACTTTCTCTGGTGTCGCGCCATATTCTGGTTCCAGAACCTATTCTGGCAATTATCTTGGCGGCGGAACCTTCCTTGGAACTTACTCTGGATCTAGAAATTACTCAGGTATATATAATGGACCAGCAAATTATTCAGGTACTTATGGCGGAACGTTTTCTGGGGCAACAATACAAGCAACCAAAGAAACAGTGTCATCTGTTAAATTGTGGATAAGGACGGCATAAACATGGTTTTAAGAAATAAATCTTCGGCGACACCTGTTTCTGCTGTAAACTGGCAGGGTCTACAACAGATGTCTGTTGATGAAGTAAAGAATTATATTGCACAAACTCTGACAGTTTCCTTTGGCGCAAACTCAGATGGTACTGGCACTGCCGAAATTAACATCACCACAAACAACAGCGGTTCTGGTACTACAATCGGAACATTTACCGACACAGATAGAACAGAAGCAACAGGTGCACATCCTGCTACTGGCGCTGTTAACACTGTCACATATACTGTTAAGCAGGTTACTGCTGCTGCTGCAGAAAGTATTACCAATCGTCCTTTGAAATATGACGACGGTATCAAAGAATTAACAGATGCGCAGATTGACACTGAGATTCTGGATTATGCAATTAATGCGATGATCAGCGAGACAACATATACTGCTGGACAATATAAACTACAACCAACTGCTCCGTCAGGTGGTACATGGGTTGCTCGATACACATTAACTGATGTTGCTAATGGCGGCAATACAGTGACATATCTGTGGCAGAAAACTGCTGCAACTACACTGTCAGACTCTAATCTAAAACCATTAAAATTAATTGATACCAAAGATGTGAAGGAAATGTCATCTTCGGAAATTCTACAGATGCTGCCAAATTTCCGCAACAGAATTGTTGATAGTGGCGTAGGATTATACAAGGTTCAATCAACTGCTCCAGTTTCTGGTGGAACATGGGTCCAACTTGGCGATGAACTTGCTGACACCAGAGAGCAAGTAACACCACAGAATTATCAGGGCAACTTCGTCGGCAATTATGTCGGTAACTTTGCAGGGTCAAGAAACTTTACTGGTGCCTATGCCGGAACATATGCTGGATCATTCGCAAATAACTTTAGTGGTGGTTACGTAGGTCCATCAAACTATACAGGAAATTACTCTGGATCATTCGCAAATAACTTTAGTGGTGGATTTGTTGGTCCAGCAAACTACTCTGGGGCGTATTCTAGAGGATTCTCAGGAAATTATGCTGGTAACTTTGTTGGAACTGCTCCTTATTCTGGTTCATATTCTAATAACTTCAGTGGCAACTACTTAGGAACTTTTGCTGGTTCTAGAAACTATGCTGGTAACTATGCTGGAAACTTCTCGGGCAACTACTTAGGAACGTATGCTGGTTCTAGAAACTATGCTGGAAACTATCTGGGCACCTTCTCAGGTAACTACCTTGGAACCTTCAGCGGTAACTATGCTGGAACATACTCACAAGGTTTCTCTGGTAACTATCTTGGAAACTTCTCGGGCAACTACTTAGGAACGTATGCTGGTTCTAGAAACTACGCAGGTAACTACGCAGGTAACTACCTAGGAACATACTCACAGACCTTCTCTGGATCTAGAAACTTTGCAGGCAACTATGCAGGAAACTACCTAGGAACATATACCCGATTCTTCGGTGGTTTCGTTGGTGGAAATTTCCAAGGTAACTATCTTGGAACATATGCTGGTTCTAGAGTTGTGCCTGGAAACTTTGTAGGAAACTTCTCGGGCAACTACCTTGGAAATTATGCTGGTTCTAGAAACTACGCAGGTAACTACGCAGGTAACTACCTCGGTACATATTCAAGAAACTTCACTGGTAACTATGTCGGAAACTTCACTGGTAACTACCTTGGATCATATTCAAGAAACTTTACTGGTAACTACTCACAGAACTTCTCTGGATCTAGAAACTATACTGGTAACTATGCAGGTAACTACTTAGGAACATATACTGGATTCTTCTCTGGTTCTAGAACTTATTCCGGTAACTATGCTGGAAATTATACAGGGTTTTACACTGGATTCTTTACAGGTAACTATGTTGGACCAGCAACCTACACTGGATTCTATTCAGGTAACTACACGGGGTTCTTCACAGGTGCTTATGCAGGAACTGCAACATATACAGGGTTTTACACTGGATTCTTTTCAGGAAATTATACTGGGTTCTATGCAGGAACTGCTACCTATACGGGTACATATACTGGAAACTTCACTGGAAACTACACTGGATATTATTCAGGTTCTAGAACCTATTCAGGAAATTATGCCAGCAACTTTAGCGGAACATACTCAAGTAACTTCTCTGGTGCGACGGTGGTTGCAACCAAAGAAACTGTATCGACGGTAAAACTTTGGGTTCGCACAGCATAAAACCCTTGACTTTCGGGGCAAAATCGCGTATATATAATATTGAGAAAATATTTTTTTAATGGAGATTTGAATGACTACCACACGCACTATTGAAAATCCTTATTGGGCGAACAAAGAAAAACAACATGTCATCGCAGAGTTCGTTTATCCTGATACGGGTAAACGAGCAACTGCATCAATTATGAACGATGGTACTAATCGTGACTTTGACGAATTGATGAAAAAGTTTAGTATCGAGCAGATTGATGCGAATACTAAGAAACGGTTTGATGACCGCAATCAACACATCAAACATAATATCGAACGCCAGAAGGTTGATAAGACTCGTATGCAGCAAGAGCAACTGTTCGCTGCCAAATTGGATGCATTTGAAATTGACTTGATCAAGTCCTCGAAGAATCGTGATTTAAAATCTAAGATTCGTAAGGCCAAGAATATTATGGAAGTTACTGCTTACACTGTTATTCTTCTACAGTTGGAAGAAGCAAATACTGCTATCGTGCGAGAAGCAGTTGATGCAGAATAATGGTTTCCTCTACGTTGCAACAGTAAGAAAAGGTTACTACAGGGCAGCGAGAAATTCCGCTATATCTCTACGCGATTTCTATCCTGATGCAAAAATAACATTCTTCACACACGAGGAATGGGTCCAACCAGACGATTACGAAATCTTCGATACGATCGTAACTGAGAATGTCCCAAGAGACAAACGAGCAAAACTGTGGGCGCTTGATCAGACACCATACGACTTAACTGCTTACATGGATTGTGATACGGAAGTTGAACATGAAGATATACAAAAGATTTTCGATCAAATCCCAGAAGATATCGATGTCATCTTTACTGCCAATCGTCCATATAATGCAGCAATAACTAAACTCTCAGAAACCGAAGAAATGACTGAGCACTGTGGGTTGTTTGTCTATCGAAATAATGAACAAACATTAAAACTAATGCGTGCATGGTATGATGAGTATTGGGAACAAAATAAACCAGGATGGGATCGAAAGCATTATCCTGAATCTGCGCTGCAGTGGGACACATTCACAATGTGGAGACTCCTAAATCATTTTGACTTTGGTGTTAAAACAGGTAGATTCCCTGATCCAGATGCTAGATGGAACTTTGTTTCTGGATACACAGAAGATGAATTACAGGGACAACCAGTAGTAATTTATCATTATACAATTCCACATTCTTTATTGAGTTAAACAGGACAGACATGCTACAATTTACAAATTCAGTTTCAAAAGAACTAACTGACATTCTAGATCCATTTACTGAGTGGTTCTTTGCACAAAATGATCAACATCTTGTTCTTGGTCCACAAGAAATGCAGGAAAGACGTCGAGGTGGATTGAACGTAGACACTGCTACTGATGAACAGTATCTAAATCATATCGTCGGTAAGGGTGAGCGTCATGTTGGTTTCCCTGATGTTGCATGGTGTACTGATATGTCACAGGCGCATGGGCAACCATGGTTCCCTTCTGAATATGGCAGAAGGCAACAAGAAACTAATAAAGAATTGATCAGTTATCTGGGTGCAAGAAACAATGCAGTGTTTACGTACTATCCTGAAAATGGTTTCATGGGATGGCACACCAACTGGAACGCATCAGGATACAATATTCTTATCACATATAATGCTGAAGAAAATGGTGGATATTTCCGCTACCTAGATCCAGTCACAAAAGAAATCGTAACTATGGTTGATCCTGTTGGTTGGTCATGCAAGGTTGGTCACTTTGGCGATCGCAGCGATCCAAACAAAATCGTATATCACTGTTGTGGTAATTCTGCAAAGAGATTAACACTAGGTTATGTTGTACCGCATCTTGAAATTTGGCGGTCAATGATTGAAGATATCTCGGGTGAAGATGCTTCTCACTTTTCCTGAGTACTTTTAACTTCACTATATTTTGTGAGTAGATCCTCTAGGATAGTCAACTGCTCGTGCATTTTTTCAATATCATCTAATAACTTAGGAACTGCAATTCTTGCTCGCTCGAGGATTGCAGTTTCATAGTTTTTAATTCCAACATTTGTAGCAGACTTAATTCGACGGTTTCGAAATAGTGTTTTAATTTTACTAATTAACGATGGAATTTTTGGTGTCATGTTTAATTGAATCATGTGTTGATTGTTGCGCTGATCAGTTGCCTGTTGTCGCATCTTTACAATTTGTTCTTCTTTTGCTCTTTCCGCTGCTTCTTTTTCGCGGGTAAGTCTTTGGTTTTCTTCGCGTAAACTTTGCAACTCAGCAGAAAGTCTAGATTCCTCTTCTGCTTTCTTTCGCTGCAATTCTTCATATTTTTCTTGTGCAATTCTTTCCTTATCTAGTTCTTCTGGAGAAGGTTCATTGATTACAGTTTCTTCTTGGAAGTTTCCTTCGATCCACTCGACCTCAACTACTTCCTCTGGTGGAAGTGGTACTGACACTAAAGGTTCTGGAATATGATCTTGTGGTGGTGGTGCTACAACTCTTGCTCTACCCATATTATGACCCCAATTCTATCATGCACGTATTGATATACAATCTCGCGAATTTTAATTTTCTCTCATAGCAGAAATCTCTGACTGCTGCCCTAACTCCAGGATGTAACCTATTATCTATTGAATAATCATCCACAAAAATTAATCCATTTTGTTTTACCACATCAAGACTAGATACCAAATCTTCCATCACACCCTCATAACTATGATCGCCATCGATATAAATCCAGTCCAATTTTTCTCCAGTATACGAAGAAAACCAATCCCGAGAAGTCATTCTATGGATAGTTGCAGGTAAATCTTTAAATTTTTCACAAACGTCAAGATAGAGATCGTCATAAAATTTTTGAAAATCTGCGGGATCGGTCGAACCTACTAATGAAGAATATCTCTTTAAGATTTTTTCGTATCCAATATTCAACCAATCAGTAGTATTTTCATATACGCTGATATTATATGGATCTATCATATGTAGATAACTACATTTTGTCAAAAGTTGCTTTGACGTATCACCTCTCCAGATACCAATTTCTGCGCCTACAGAATTTTCTGGAATCCAATTCTCAGTTATTTTTTTAATATCCGTGTTTGTCCCAAGCATCATTTACTTTTTTCCAATTACCATGAAGCGATCGAAGTTTACTTTACCATCCCAAGACCAGTAAGACTGTTCGATTTGACCCTCGTAGAAAACATCAGTAACTCCAACATTCTCGATATGCTCTTCGATTGTTGGAACACAATTGATACCATACATCTCTCTAAAAACATTTGATGACTGACAAGCAAAGATACAATCTGGATTTGCTGTGGTCATTTTCTTTAGGGGATACATTGCCTCGCACCCGATAGAAATTACTACATCTGTTTCTAGCGCATTGATATCATGATATGCAAACGGAATATCCCAATTGATATGATTGAGTTCTATACCCATTGTAGTATAATACCGATTGAAAACCTTTGACAATTCTAATGCGTCATTGTCTATGTCAATTAGATTAATCTTTTTAACGTTTAGATTTTCACACAAAAGTGGAACAAGCGGAAATCCCAACCACGAATTTAGAATTGTAATGTTTAATTCTTCAGGAAGATCTTCCAACTTCAACAATTCTTCGACTAACCAAATTGCTGCATCCATAGTATTTGGATTTAGAGATTTTCTAAAATCCTCATGCTTATACGGCATTTCGTGATTGATCTTTTCTAGACCCTCACCCCAATAACGATAGTTGTTTAAGTAATTATAATTTAACATCTTGTGGTCTTTCCATTGAATCATATAAGCAAATAAGTGGTTCTTCTCGTAAAACGTGTTCTCTCACATCAGTTGGCCACATGTATCCGTAGTTGTAACTGTATACCCATCCATCTGGGAAATGGTCAATCTTCAGAAGACGTTCTCTTTGATGCCCGAATAGATTGTCGAGACCGCGATAATAGAAGAACATTTGATCTGCATAATCTGTAACAAACTTGGTGATTTTGTCGACATCTAATCTATCATTCCATCTTAACACGCTGGAATTTAAATCCGTATATTTGTGTGGAATATCTTGCGTGTCTCGTTTCATCTTCTTCATGTTATGCCAATGAGTTCGAATAAACAATAATTTATCTTCTGGTTCTTCTTCTACAATGCAATCGATATTGTTTTGAATACCAATATCAAGATCTAGAAAAAGTTTTTCTCCTTTTTGCTTAACAACATTTCGGTCAAAAAGATATAACTTATTCCACCATTTTTCGTAGTAGTTATCCTCGGGTAATGGGATGACATTAATTTCTGGACTTAATCCACCAGAATGTTCTGTCAAACAATAAAAATCAAATTCTGTCGTAATGTGCTGTTTACATTGTTCTAGAATTTTATTGACATCATCCGAATCATATTTGAATCCCCATTTTACTGTGTAAATATTAATCATCAAACATTCCAATGTTCTAGCAAATCAGGATCCACCAAAGACTCCTGCTTGACTTTACCTCTGCTATTATCCTGAAACGGAAGTAAGTCCACATTGAAGACACATAATATACAGTCTTTTCTATATATTCCTACTTCTAAATCGCCTTCATGCCAGTTGCGACCACGATTGTATGAATACGCAAAGGTGCTTGGAAAGTGTCTCCAGAGTGGAGTGTCACTGAAGTCTCCCCACCTCCAACTGTGATAGTTGTCAGTTCCATCGGTGAATGTAAACCAAATACGCTCTTGATGCTCTAGAACATCCTGCCAGATACATTCTGTCTGATCATCGGACCATACCATACAACTGCCATTAGTGTAAGCGCCATGCGCCAACTTAAAATTTCGGGTCTTCATGGGGCGAGGGTCTTGCCACCATGAGCGCAACTTGGTAGGATTCTCTAGGTCATAAGTGATGATTGGCGACAAATCATTTTGTATGATAACATCAAGGTCGAAAAAGACAAATCTTCCAGTGGGTTTATCGTCTGCGAAGTTGTGTGTATTGAAGATGAACGTCTTTGGTCTGTCCCAACAACGTGCCATGCCGTATTTGAAATCCTCAGTTCCGAACCAATATTTTGGGTGGATGTCGGGAATGTCTGGGAAGTCGATGACTTTAATTTCATTGTCAAAACCTTCGCTGTCATCTGTATAACAATAGAAATGAAACTCAAAGTTATCTGGAGTATGCTTCTTTGCCATCCGATAAAGACGGTTGACAAACTCAACAGAATATTTGGTTCCCCATTTACAACAGACGTAATTAACTCTCATTTCCACAATCCAATAATATTTTCATCTCGGCAATCTACCAGTTCTATTTGTTCTTTAGCAGAAGGATGGGGAACATTGTCTGTGTTGAACAAACAGATCTTAGCATCTGGTCGAAACTTAAATCGTTTGACATCGTCGGGATGATGCTTGCCTCGATTCCAAGAATAAATCCAACCACCTGGAATATCTTTCCAGAAATCCCTCTGCCTCCAATAATGATAGTTGTCACTTCCCTTGAAGAAAGTTTTAACAACGGATTCTGAATTCTCTATGACATCTTTGTAAATGTGTTCGCATGATTTACCAGGCCAAAGCATCATACTGGAATTAAAAAAGGTGCCTCTGGTGTCAATAAACAATCTGTCATGCTTTTGTGATTGCGGTTGCCATCGACATTGAATGATGCGAGGTTTCTGTGCGAGTTGTAGAACCTCAGTTATATCTTCTTGGATTACTACATCAAGATCGAAGTAGCACCAGTTTCCTTCATATCCTAACCAGTTGTGTGAATTAAATACTAAGAACTTTGCTCGATCGAAACAGAATGTTTCTTTACCAAACCAATATTTAGGATGTAGAATACCGTCGTCAGGTATAGGCGCAGTATCGCAAATTAAACCATCAGTATCATCAGTATAACACGTGAATGTGAACAGGTTGGAGTAGTTCTTCTTTACCATGTTGTAAAGATTGTTCACATATTTGGCGGGATACTTATCGCCCCACTTAATGCATACGAAGTTCATCATATTCTTTATCTGCTCCAGGAAACTGGTCTAATCCATTTAGTAATGCTATGGTATAACTTGGTCTATACCAGAAAGATTCATTGTGATCATCTATACCATAATAGTCTGCACCATATACGAACGAATATATCTCACCTTTCGGGAAGTAATTAAATCTAAAATCTTCGTGCCATAAAAATCTATCATCACCAAAGTATTTAACCATGAAGTAATCAGAGTTGCTCTCGAAGTGTTCCCATATATGATGGACAGTCCCATCTTTCCACATCATCACACTTGAGTTGTAGTTGCTCAAGTAGCGCATACCATGAGTGTCACCATGTTGCTCAGGCCACTCTTTATTCTTCCAGTAAGTATACGCTATTGTTGGGTGAATGTCAAGGTAATTCCACAGATGATCAATATTTTTTTGTATTCTGACATCAAGATCTAAGTAAAGAACATCACCAAACCCTCGTTGACTGAACATCCAAATCTTATACCAATGACCTTCTATGTCATCTGGCAGAGGCCAAGCAACAACAATTGGGTCTAGACCTGCTGGATCATCGGTAAAACAGACGTAGGTATACTTTCTACCAGTATCATTTACTATTCTGTTTACGTCTTCAGCAGAATATTTTTTACCATATTTTAGCATCAAAATCGTTTGCATAGTATTCTCATTTATTATAAATATTACCGTATAATTTATAAGGGTTTCCGATGGCACAAATTCAAAATATCTATATTGACCAAGGAACAACTTTTTCATTGTCCCTCGCAGTAAATGATCAGAACGGAGATCTAAAAGATCTTACTGGTTATACTGTAGCAGCACAAATGCGCAGATCGTATTACACCAATACTGCTATTAATTTTACTGCGGCAGTTTCTTTACCCGAAGATGGTGAAGTCACTATTTCATTGACTGCTGTGCAAACATCAGCAATAAAAGCAGGGAGGTATGTGTATGATATTGAAATTTCAGGCGATGGCGAAACGCTACGAGTTCTTGAGGGAATCGTTGTAATTAATCCAGAGGTAACAAAATAATGTCTTTAAAAGTTACAGTAGGAACTTCAAATGCTATAAATACAAGTATAGTAAGTAAAAGAACATCAACTAAAATAGAGACGTTAGCGGATGTAGATCTAGAGGGTGTTCAAGATGGATACACTTTAATTTACAACACTGCGACTAACAAATGGGAAGCGGCAAATCCTGCATCTGAAGTGATATTAGATAATATAGACGGTGGAACGTATTAGAAACTAAGGCAACCAAAAAGGAAAGTCTAAATGTCAACAATTATTCAAATTAAAAGAAGTTCAGGTGCAACTGCTCCAGCAACGTCCGCCCTCCTAGAAGGCGAAATGGCATATGCACAAGATGCATCCAATAATGGCGCAAGTGCAAAACTTTATATCGAATCAGTGGAAGGTGCTTCTGCTGTAATTCATGCAGTTGGTGGTAAGT